CACCTTCCGAGCGATTTCCCGGAAAGTGGCGTTTTTACCCCCTTTAGGGGTAATATCAAGAATAATAAGAAAAAAAGTCCACGCCAACTCTATCAAAGTTAGCGTGGACATATGGTACACCGGAAGGAAAGCCAGAAGTTATTGTCACACCTTCCTGGTCAATATCAATATCCCCATTGGGGTCTGCGTCTAAAAGCGTCCATATAGTGATAGATTCTTTGGTTACCTCTACCCTGTAGACAACGGTAAGAAGAAAGTTTTTGTCGGCTGTGGCATTATTTACAACAATGTTGAATATCTCTCGCAGCCTTTCTTCGGATATTGCCGATGCGTCCACTGTTGCTCTAAGAGCCAACAGATCCCGCTGTACAGTCGCTTTTTCTGTTTCTAGGTCAGTTATCTTCTTCTTGATTGCCGGGCTACTCAGGCCGTTCAGGACCGCATCAACAGCGTTATCGAGCTTGGCATTGATATCTTTCTCACGATCAAGCAGTGCATTCAGTCTGGATACTGCCCCGCCCTGGATCCTGTCTGCCTGATTGCGCAGAATCTTGATCAAGCCTTCTGTCTGCTCTTTATTTCCCAGCATGCCTTTTACCGCATCAGCAACTACTGTCTCCAACTCATCAACAGAGATTGGCGCTGCATCACAGTTGTGAAGTCGTTTTTTCCCGGTGCATCGATAATAATCGTATTTCTGCTGGCTCGTGGAGACTGTCATAGCAGACTTGCAGTATCCGCAGAACACTTTCCCCTTTAGGGGAAAATCACGCCGTACAGGCGGTCTGCCGCCCTGTAGATGTCTATTCTTAGCCATTCTTTTTTGCACCGCCTCAAACAAGTCTTTATCGATAATGGCCGGGATTGCATCTTCAATCCGGATCACATCTTTGCCGTCCCGGCTGTGTGTATCCCTGGTTCCATCTTCACGATAAGGCATAGCACCATAAGTCAGCACACCGATGTACTTCTCATTATGAAGCATATCGTGAAGACTGTTAGATCCAAAAGCATTACAGCGCTTGGTCTTGATTCCGTCGGCATTTAACCCATCAATGATCTGCCTGTAGGACTTCCCTGCGGCATACTCCCGGAATATCCGGCGAACAACTGCAGCTTCCTCTTCACATACCGCCAGACGGCCATCCTTGACGACATAACCAAGCGCTGGTTTGCCGCCGGTGTGCAGACCGTTTCGGGCCATGAAGCGCATCTTTTCCATTGTCTTCTGCCGGCTCTGCAGCGCCCAGATCTGATTGAACAGGGCCATGCTGCCCTCTGTCAAGAAGTTAGTTGGATCCTTGAGATCCCTGCCTATCATCGGCTGCGTAACCGCCACAACGCGGACGCCCATGCTCTCCAGCTCATCCCGGAAGTTGAACCAGGCAGTCATCTTTCGGAACATGCGCGACTGGTCATAGATCACGACCATATCTGCCATGCCTGCACGGAGATCCCGCATCATGCGCTCATAGTTTGGTCTGGTATCCTTCATGCCGGATGTAGCTTCATCCGCGTACACCCCCAGAACCGGTATATCGTTCTTCCGGCACCACTCTGTGCATTTTTCCACCTGCACTTCGATGCTGTCTGGATTCTGATTGTCGGTAGAATAACGCGCATTGATAAATGCACCATGGATTCGTTTTGCCATTTTTCCCTTGCCTTTCCGGGGCAAGTCTGCTACAATTGTTGGGTAGACTGCCCCTATCGTGATGGATGGATGTTTTCTACACGCCCTTCCGGAGTTGCAGCTCCGGAAGGGCATTTTCTTTTTACCAGGTTTTTGTTACATCAAGACCGGTTTTGGTGAATTCCAGACTCATTCTGTGCTTAGCTCCCTCCGCCATACTCAGATCCGCACAACCTTTGCGGTTGTCTTTGCCTAGTCCTCCACCCTGCTCATATGCAATCTTGTGCATTCCTTCATCCAGTTTCAGGTTGACCGTCATACCATTGGATAAGTTAAAAGGCTTGTGGTTATCAACCCTAATTATAAGGAAGATGGCAGATCCAATAAAAGAGCTCTCTCTAGTGATGCTCAAATTGCAATCAACATCAGTAGAAAACAGAGGATGTCCGCCTTTGCTGGGTAGTCCTTGCGGTATTGGCTCGGAGGTATACCCGCAGGTCTGGCAGACAGCGACCGTTTCATTGTGTTTAGGAAGAGCTGCTTTTACTATTGCTCCAACAACGAAACCCAGCAAAGCCCCCAATACCAAGCCTACTACTGAAAGGAACATCAACCCGAATCCACCAAACATTAGTGCGAACAATACAAGGGATAAGCCCTTTCCCTCTCTAGTTTGCATTTGAATATTTTCAGAATTGCAACGCGGGCATTTCATAATTATGTTCCTCCATTTAGATATCTATATTTGCGCTATGTGGTTTCGCCCAAAATGCATACAATATGCAGTAAGGAGGCGGAATTTGATGAATTATAGAAATTACAAAACATCTCGTGATCTCGCGTGGCAGGTCCTTATAAACGAAGGAATCAAGGAGCTACCAGTTAAAATCGGTCCCTTGTGTAAAAATATGGGGATTACCTTGCGACTCTTCACCCCGATGGATGATAACGACGGAAAAAGTTTGATCATTGATGACCAGGCAGTGATCCTTGTGTCTAATCAGTGTTCGTCTGCCCGGCAGCGCTTCACAGCAGCACATGAGTTAGGGCACATTCTATTGAGCCACGTAGGTAAATACCAGTTGGTGAACCGGGAGCCATCTTCTGCAGACAACCCTATCGAACACGCAGCCAACATTTTTGCTAGTAGGTTGCTCGCACCAGCCTGTGTGCTTTGGGCACTGGATGCCAGAACACCAGAACAGATTGCAAGCTTGTGCCATATCAGCTATGCGGCCGCCCGTTTTCGTGCTGAGCGTATGAAGTTGCTATACGAAAGAAACAAATTTCTAACCTCACCGCTGGAGCAACAGGTATATTTACAATTCAAGGAATTTATCCGCAGAAAGAAACACCGGCCACTATAGATCACCGGAAGCGTCTGGCAGCTGATCAATGATAGCCTTTACCGCCGCCAATTGACTGTCCGTAAGGTAACGCTCCTCATAAGAGCCATCTCTGCCGGCAATGTGCACAACATTCAATCTTTCCGCTATGCTACTGTGCTTATTCTTTTCCACAAGAGTAAGCGCAGATTTTTTTGTTGTATAGTAGGTGCCTTCAGGCATACCAGACTTTGTGCCGTATTGTGCAACTAAAGCATCATAAACGTCGTCAGGAATGTTATGTCTACCCTTTCCCTGCCCGAGGATCATGGCGACATATGCGTCAAAATCAATATGTTCCAGATCGAAATCGCTTGCCTCTAAACTGCGAGAAAACAACGCCATAAATACAACAATCTGTGAAGAAACCTTGTCAGATAGTGGCACAATAGGATCACTAATTACAAAGCGGGCAGAATCCTTTTTATTTTCACGCAAACGACCATGCCAGCAAAAACCAAATTTGCGCACAGCCGCCACCCATGAATTATGGCGCTGCTCGTGTATCTGGCACTCCTCCTCATCATTAGGGTTGTAGCGCATACCGCACCCTACACAGAACCCATAGCTGCCATCATCTTCGCTCAATAACTCAGATACACTAACACCAAAGTAAGAGCTTAACTTGTCTAAAACATCAGCTGAAGGAGTCTTGACCTGATTTGTACGCCATTTGGTTACAAGAGATTTGCTGATTCCTGCATCCATCGCAGCTTTGGATGGAGAAACCTCCTTTTGTTTGCAAAGACATACGAACTTGTCATAAAACACAATATCACCTCAATAATTTTGTGCATAACGACAAAGTTCACGAATTTCAACTTTTCTCGTTGACAAGTTCATTCTTGTGAACTATAATAACGCCGTAAGTTGAATTTAGTGAACACCTATGCGTCATATTGGTTGGCGCTTTTATGATAGCACAGGAGTTCACAAATTTCAACAACTATTTTGAAGGGAGTTGAAATTTGTATGCTTGCACAATGGATAGGTGAGCTTGTTGGGCAGATGCACAACAATAAAATCTCCAAATCCCAGTTGGCAGAACACATGGGTGTCAGTCGTGAGTATGTCAGCATGATCCTAAACGGACATCGAGATCCCGCCGGGGCAGAGAACAGATTTCGTAATGCTGTGGCCGAAATCGTCGCCAATAAGAAAACATCATGAAAGCCTGTTTTTTTAGATTTTTTGTCTTAGGAGGATTCAAATGCCTATTGTCATTAACCGCATCACTGGGGAAGTAACGCGCCCCCCTATCTCCCCAGCTCAGCAGGAGCAATTACTGGGCGCGATTATCAAAGCATACACCGATAAACATCCGGAAGTCTTTTCGGAAAACCGTACAAATCAGTTGGAGGTAAAAGTATGAATCAACCTATATCTTTGGATCTCACCGAAGAGCAGAACAAGGATCAACTGCTGACTGAGGAGCAGCAGAGCGTTGAGATCCAACATCTGAAAGATCATTTGAAGGAAGCAGAACACGACCGGGATTTGGAGATCTTAGCCCGGCAGAGGGCTGACCATAAGGCAGCCGAGCTTGCCAAGAAGGCCGAGAACCTGCAGGAGCAGATCAAGAACGAACGCGAAAGCTTCCGAATCCAGCTTCGCCGCACAAGCATGAGAAACTCGAAGAGCATCAAGGTCCCGTGCCTGGTGGTGGCAGCATTTGCCGTCCTTGCCATGCTGATGGTCCTGTGCATGAATAAGGGTCTCATGTCCCACCTGTTGGGTGAGCCTGTCGGATATGGCTGCCTGGCGGTGTGCGCATTCTTCGCTGGCGTCGTTTGGGACCGCGCGAAAAATCATGGAGGACGGTATGAGTAATTTGGAAATGAAGGTTGACGCCCTGATGCGTCTTTGCACTGCTGAAACTGAGGAAAGCCGTGCAGAAGCAATGGCTACCTGCCGGGCACTTCTCAACAACTCCACTGTTGCCGATTCCACTGTTAAGGCCGGCGGTGTGGAGGCAACGATCCGCAGAGTTCTGCTTGAGCTTGGTATGCCGGATAAGCTTTTAGGCCATCAGTACCTTGTGACTGCGCTGACGATCGCTACTAAGAATCATTTCGTTGCGCACTCAATCACCGGCGATCTGTACCCCACAATTGCAGAGAAGTACTGCACAACCTGGACCAGGGTAGAACGGGCCATTCGGCTTGCAATCGAAAGCACCTGGGACCGCGGCGATATGGAAGTGTTGGCAAAATACTTCGGCAACTCTGTGAACAGCCGCAAAGGTAAACCCACAAACGGCGAGTTCATCGCCCGGATTGCTAATGTTGTCCGTGCACAGATATGAAAAAGCCGCCTCCGAAGCTGGAACCTTCGAAAGCGGCAAAGGACAAAAATCCACTAGCACTGTATCACATTCTTGGAGGAATGTCAAATGAATATCCCCGACCATCCTGGAATTGCCAGGACAATTGCCACCGGATACCCTTGGCTGTTTAATTCTATACGTTGCACATCGTGCATGGCTGAGTATACCGGCGGCTATAAGCTATACCGCTACGGCGGGGAATTGTTATGTGCAGATTGTTTCCGGAGAAGCATTCTGGAAAACACCAGCACAGATGAACTGGCAGATGCTTTCGATATTGAAATTATGGAGGATCTAGATTGAATACCGCAGATTACATCCGGCATGAAGCCGACGAAATTACCAGTCGTACCGGACGTTTTATCCCTCCGTACAGACTTGCAAACCTTATGAAAACCGCCCAACGCATTACGGATTTGATTGTCAGGTCGGATATTGCTATGACCTATGACGAAATCCAGCTGGTTCTTGGCGTTGTCCAAGGGGCTGTCAGTAAGGCCACAGGAAGGGATGCTGAATGACAGAACAAGAGTATCGCAAACACCCAGCCATCAGCAGATCGGAGCTGTGGCGAATCCATGACAGTCCTCAGAAGTTCAAGTACTTCAAAGAACACCCAGAGGATCCTACCCCGGCCCTTCTGTTCGGCAAAGTGTTCCACAAAATGGCTCTGGAACCGGAGACCTTCGACCTTGAATTTGCCGTGAAACCTGAGGTAGACCGCCGTACCACGGAGGGTAAACAGCAATGGCTTGATTTCTTGGACCGGTTAGGAGAGAAAGCAGTTATACCTGCGGAAATGTACGAGCAGGCGAAAGCAATGTGCGAAGCACTGGCCGCTGTCCCCTTCGCTCAAAAGCTGCTGAACGGCCCCAGAGAGGTTCCTTTCTTCTGGGTGGATGAACAGACTGGAGAGGAATGCAAATGCCGCACAGACTGCCTGAACACCCAGTACAGCCAACCAATCATCGTTGATGTGAAATCTGCCACAGATGCCAGTACGGATATCTTCATCCGAGATGCCATCAAATATGGCTATGACTTCCAAGCGGCGATGTACGCGGAAGGTGTTTCAAAGCACATACAGCAAAGACCTCTATTTGTTTTCATCGTTGTAGAAAAAGATCCGCCCTACGCGGTCAATATTCTGCAAGCCGATGAACTACTGCTACAGCGAGGGCACAACCTTTTTCGAGAGTTCATCGATATCTATCACGATTGCAAGCTGACCGGAAACTGGTACGGATACCTCGGAAAGAATAGTCAAATCAACACACTTGCCTTGCCTGCATGGCTGGCCAAAGAAGTTACATAAGGAGATTACTATGAGCGAAGAGATTATGGAATACAATTCCCCCAACACACCTGCTGCATTGCCCAATATGCCCAGCGTCGGTGTTATGGCACATATGGACAATATCAACCAAGGCACCGTAGCGATTGAGGCCAGCAGAGCCATTGCGGAAGCGCAGGGCAAGTTGGTTATCGCTAAGCGGTTCCCCAGAAATGAGATTGCCGCCTATGCTAAAGCAATGGAGGCTTGCCAACGCCCAACCATGGCTGCAAAAGCCTTTTACAGTTTTCCCCGGGGCGGACAGACTGTAGAGGGCCCTACGATCCGTTTTGCAGAAGAGCTTGCCCGGTGTTGGGGTAACATCGACTACGGCATTAAAGAACTGTCTCAGGACGATGGAAAGAGCGAAATGCAGGCCTATGCATGGGACTTAGAAACCAATGCCCAGAGTGTACAGAATTTCACCAATCCTCACCAGCGCGAGCAAGGTAAGAAAATGGTTACCTTGACCAGTCAGCGGGACATTTACGAGAACAATGCCAATATGGCAACCCGGCGGCTGCGTTCCCGGATTCTTGCAATCCTGCCATCCTGGTTCGTTGAAGATGCCATCACAGAGTGCAAAAAGACCATTGCGGGCAAAAATGATACACCTCTGATTGATCGCGTAAAAAACATGGTCGTACAGTTTGCCAAGATGGGTGTAACCCAGGAGCAGATTGAAAAGCGGCTCAAGAAGAAAATCGAAACTATGAATTCCGATGATTTCGTGGAATTTGTTGGCATCTATAACGCCATTAAACAGGGCGAAAGCAAAATCGCAGACTGGTTCGAAACGGCGAAGGTCGCCAGTGAACTGACCAATGAGCTGAATGGGGACGGTCTGCTGGAGTAAGGAAGTGGTTGAATGCTCCTGCAACAGGATGAAAACAACAGAATAGATCCCGTCTCTGCAGAGCTTGCCATCGTTCCTGACTACAACTATTCAGCGGCAGATTTTTGCACTCTGGTTCCATACGAAAAGCTGTATGAACTGCGAGGCTCTCCCTTTGTTTATGAAATTGCTAAGGAAAAGATGGCAGAAAACGCCCTTGCTGTTGGTTTCAAAAGCTTCAAAAGTATGCTCCAGAAGTTCAACAAGGCTCAGCTGGACGCAAAAAGGCGCAATTTGATTCCAAACCAAACGGAGTTTGATGGGCAGGAAATTGAGCTGAACTGCGGCATATGGGAATCCATGGACTGGGGGATATTCCGGGATCTGCCAAACGGCGGCCGGGAATGTGCCTGCGCCCATCCTATCATGCCGATAAGCCGTCTGATCAACATCGATACCGGCGAAGTAAAGCTTACTCTGGCATTCAAACCTCCGGGCAGAGATAAGCGGTGGCGTACCACTATTGTGGACAAAGCAACCGTATCTACGGCACGGAATATTACAGTACTGTCCAGTCAAGGAATATCTGTTACCAGTAACAGCGCATCTGCATTGGTGGACTACATCAACGATATAGAAAACCTGAACTATGACATAATCCCGGAGCAGAAATCTATTGGACGCTTGGGGTACATTCCCGGAGAAGGGTTTTCCCCCTATGTGGAAGATTTGGTGTTTGATGGAGATGCATCATTCCGAAATTTGTACCAGGCTGTTAATTCCCATGGTAGCCTGACTGAATGGCTGAAAACGGCCATGGAGTGCCGCCGGCAGTCACTTACGGCCCGAATCATGCTTGCCGCTTCGTTTGCATCGCCTATCCTGTCACTGGTTGGCTCTCTGCCGTTCTTTGTTCACCTGTGGGGCGTGGATTCCGGCACCGGTAAAACTGTCGCCCTGATGCTTGCTGCGTCCGTGTGGGGCAACCCCGCGCTTGGCAGCTATGTTCAGTCCTTCAATGGAACGCAGGTTGGACAGGAACGGACAGCCGCTTTCCTCAACCATCTGCCGGTGTGCCTGGATGAACTCCAGCTCACAAAGGACAGCCGCGGAAAAACCAACTTTGATGTGTACCAGCTTGCGCAAGGTGTAGGCAGGTCCCGTGGCAAGAAAAGCGGCGGTGTGGAAATGACCCCCACATGGAGTTGCTGTTTCCTCACCACCGGTGAATCACCCCTCACAAGTATTTCTGCAGGCGCCGGTGCGGTCAACCGTGTCATTGACATCGAGTGTACCGCCGGATCCGCTGTACTGACCGTTGGCCAGCGGATATCAGGCGCTCTGAAGCGCAATTATGGTTGGGCAGGTCAGATCTTCGTAAAGAACCTGTACAAGGATGAAAAGACGCAGGAAGCAGTGCGGCAGATCTACCAGGATAATTTCCGGGATCTGTGCTCCGGCGATTCTACCGAAAAGCAGGCAATGGCGGCCGCAGCAATCATTACCGCAGACTTTCTTGCTTCTCGGTGGGTATTCCATGACAGCTTAGATGATGCAAGAGCTTTGGTTTTGGATACAGAAGACATTCAGGAATTCTTGGCATCTAAGGAAGCTGTGTCGGCCGGCCGCCGCGCCTATGCCTGGTTATGCGACTGGGTGGGTTCCAACGTCAACCGCTTCTTTAATCCGGAGTTGCCGCCTTCTGGTGACTGCTACGGCATCATTGAGAATAACACCGCCTATATCAATCGCGGTGTGTTCAACAAGGTCATTCAGGAAGCAGGATATTCCTATGCCGCCACACTAAGTTACTTGAAGGCCAACAACCTGATAGAAACCCGGGGCCGTGCTTTCACCAAAGGAAAGCGAATCAATGGTGTTTTGTCAGAGTGTGTAGTGCTAAAGCTGCAGACAGAATGGGGAGATCCGGATAATACTGAAGACCTCCTCCCGCTGTAGTTCCACAACTGAGGAACATGTTCCACAATTGTTCCACAAAAAGTGAAGATAAAAACTTCACAAACAAGCTAGAAGAAAAGATTTTTCTTTACTTTCTGTTATGGAAAAGTTCGCAGTTTCTTTGCTGTGGAACTGTGGAACATGTGGAACACATCTATCAATGTATATAAAACACTATTGTTTTACGAGGTGAAATAAGTAAAACACGTTCCCTATAGGAAACTGTGCAAAACTGTTCCACAGTTCCACAGTTTCAAAACCGTCAACATTTATTGTAACTATACTTTCAATAATTGCGGAAATTTTGAAAGTTTCACAACATTTCATTTGAATTCTCTGTGGAACATTGTGTTCCACACTCGTTCCGCAGAGTTCCACAAGGATGTAAATATGGAATTAAGAGATTACCAAAAAGAATGCATCGATATTATCGAAGCGAAGGCGCCGGGAGCGTATCTGTGCCAAATGCCAACCGGCTGCGGCAAAACTGCCACCTTCACCCACATTCCCCGAAACGGCGGCCGTGTTCTAGTCCTTGCCCATCGGGAAGAGTTGGTACGCCAGCCTGCCAAATACTATGATTGCCCAGTGGGCTTTGAGATCGCCGCTGAGCGCAGCCACGGCGAAGAGGTTGTTATTGCAAGTGTGCAATCTCTGGTAAACCGTCTTGACCGCTTTGCCTATGACGAATTCGATAAGATTATCACAGACGAAGCACACCACGCTGCTGCTGGCACCTATAAGAAAATCTATGATCACTTTGCGCCGGAGAAGCATATCGGATTTACTGCTACCCCCAACCGTGGCGACAAGGCAAAGCTGGATGATGTATTTTCCGAGATCATTTTCCAGCGGGATCTGCGCTGGGCCATCCAAAGCGGTTACCTCTGCGATATACACTGCCTGCGTGTCAATATCGGCTTTGACCTATCCGCAGTTCATACCCGCCACGGTGACTACGCTCCAGGTGAGCTGGAGGAGGCCATGGAAGGCACCGCCGATGCAATCGCCCAGGCATACCGGGAACATTCCAAAGGAGCGACGCTGATCTTTGCAGTCAGCGTCAACCAGGCAGAAGAAATTGCAAAGAGGATCCCGGGTGCCGTAGTGGTTACCGGCAAGACGAAGAATCGTGCCGATATCATTGAAAGATTCACCCGCAGGGAGATTCCTTGCATTGTCAATGTGATGGTCTTCACCGAAGGCACAGATATTCCTTTGGTCGAAACAGTGATCATTGCCCGTCCCACCCAATCTGAAGCCCTATACACCCAGATGGTTGGGCGCGGCCTACGTACCCACTCAGAAAAAGAAAAACTGATCTTGATAGACTGTGTTGGTGTTACCGGTAAGGCAAGTCTCTGCACAGCGCCCACATTGATCGGAATAGATCTGAAAGATGTCCCTGCCAGCAAGGCAGATCAAATTCAAGGCCCAATCTTCGAACTACCCCAAAAGGCTATAGCAGCTGCTGACTGTCCCGAGAGTTGGATCCGTAATGTGCAAATCGTAGACCTCTGGGCAAAGGGTATGTCCTACAACCTGCACGATGTCAACTATTTCAAGATGCCGGACGGAAAGTTGGTATGCTCTCTGCCAAACCGAAAGAACATCGTAATACCGTGTCCTGACCAGCTTGGACGGGTGGTTTACTGCGGTGAATCTGTTCCTTATCAGACGGCACTGGACCGGGCATACACAGAGCTTTGTGACCTGCATTCAGACGCTGAAAGAATTTGGAACTTGAATGCTGCAAAGTCTTGGGGAACGAAGCCTGCAACTGAAAGTCAGTTGCAAAGCATTCGTAGAAAACTGAAAAATTTTGATCCCACAGGATTAAACCGCCTGCAAGCAAGCCAAATCCTAAACCGAGTTTTCAGTGAAAGAAGGGTACGCCAATGAGCAGAGGTAAATTAAAAGCCAGCGGTGTTCCATCCGAGACAGCAGAGCAAAAGTGGGTTATCGAATGGGCACAGCAGCCGTCCATCCGGGAGCAGTACCCAGAATTGGCTCTGCTCTACCACATTCCCAACGAGCGGACAGATAAGGTCCAGGCGGCCATCCTGAAAACTATGGGCGTCAGGTCCGGTGTTCCCGATCTGCACCTGCCCATCCCTTCCGGTAAATATCATAGCCTTTACATCGAAATGAAGGCCATGGACGGCAAGCCGGAAGATGATCAACTGTGGTGGAAAGAGCATCTGGAAGCCAACGGGAATGCCCATGCATTTTGCTACGGCTGGAAGCAGGCCACGGAGGTATTGTTATGGTATCTGAATCTGAAGTAAAAAAACAAGCTTTTCCCTACGAGCGTCAGGCCATGAATGGTAATGAAATGCCGGATGGGCTGGAATACCCAGATCAGATTATGTTCCTGTGTCTGCGTGCGCTGTATGCCCAACTCCGGCAGGGCATCATCGACCGGGACACCGCCATCCGTGAGAAAAAGAAACTCCTCAAGGAGTATGAACACTATAAGTTCGTAGATCAGATGGGTAAGCAGTGGGTGCAGATTATCAAAAATACGGAGACGGCACGTTCGGAGTACCGAAAATGCCGCACTATCGAAAATGCAGACAAGCTGCTCATTGCCATCGATGGTGGTGATTATGGCAAGCATGCACTTCGAGAGGAAGTGGGGACATGAATGCCCTTCTGAATTATCCCGGTGCAAAGTGGGGCATGGCAGAGGAGATTGTTTCTCTGATGCCGCCCCACCGGTCCTACCTGGAGCCGTTCTTTGGCAGCGGTGCAGTGCTGTTCAACAAGCCACCTTCAGCCATTGAGACGGTGAATGATATTGACGGCGATATCGTTAATTTCTTCGCCGTTCTCCGGGATCAGCCAGAGGAACTGGCCCGGCTTATAGAATTGACACCCTATGCCCGGGATGTATTTTACGATGCCCATCATAATCGGGGCACAGACCCTTTGGACAGAGCATACCGCTTTGCTATCAGATCCAAGATGGGATACGGCTTCAAGACCTACACTCAAACCGGTTTTAAGATCGATATTGCCGGCCGTCAAGGTAGTTATGCCTCCCGTTATTGGGCAAAGATGCCGGAACTGGTGCAGCAGTTGGGCGGTAGGCTGAAAGAGGTACAAATCGAGAACCGGCCGGCACTGGATCTCATTCGCCGTTTTAATTTCGATAATGTCCTGATTTATGCCGATCCGCCGTATCTGCTGGATACCCGTGGTGGTAAGCAGTATCGCCACGAAATGACCGAGCAGGATCATGTGGAACTGCTGGATGCGCTAAAGCAACATAGAGGCACCGTCATTCTCAGTGGCTATCCTTCAGAAATGTATGACAGGGAACTGGCAGGCTGGAACCGGATCACCCGGAAGTCCTACAATCAGAACGCTGAACAGCGGACAGAGGTCCTGTGGTGCAATTTTGAGGCTGGACAGATCTCCATGTTCTAAATAATAGCGTAAAAGTGCCCCCTCAATGAGGGGGCGGTGAATCAATTCTTCTTTTCGTCGAATCCATAGAGGTCATCGGGACCTAAATTACCTGCGTTGGGACCGGTTGCTCCTTCAGGAACACTGGGAGGTGGGTCAGGGTCATAACAACAAAAACGATATAACATAAAACAACCTCCTTTTGTTTTAGATAAGGAGTTACCTTACCTTAAAATAAGTATAACTGTTAATTCAGCTGACTGTCAAGTAATAAACTGAACAAAAACTGAGGATGTATGCTGTATGAAATCCCAAATTGATATATTCGACGAAATCATCGTCGATAACTTCGCCGGGGGTGGCGGTGCTTCCACCGGCATAGAGCTTGCAGCAGGCAGGCCAGTGGCCATTGCTGTCAACCATGACCCGGATGCTATCTTACTGCACAAAACAAATCACCCGTACACAGAGCACCTGCAGGCGTCTGTCTGGGATGTGGATCCCGAGGAAGTTTGCAAAGGACGGCCGGTGGGACTTGCCTGGTTCTCTCCAGACTGCAAGCACTTCTCCAAGGCGAAGGGCGCACCGCTTGTTGACAGAAAAATCAGAGGTTTATCCTGGGTTATTCTTCGGTGGGCAATGACAGTACGTCCCAGAGTTATGATGATGGAGAATGTGGAGGAAATCCAGACTTGGGGCCCGTTAATGGAAATCTGGATAGATGGTCATATCGCAACAGTTCCTGATCCAGACCGAAAGGGAGAAACATTCGACGCATTTATTAAAATGCTTACCACTGGAGTATCGCCTGATCACCCCGCTTTGGAAGAGGCTTGTGAATTTCTGCAGATCACAACAGACAGTCCTGAGGCGAAACGGTTAATTGAAGGTCTTGGCTATGTAATCGAGCATCGTGAGTTGGTCGCAGCTGATTATGGCGCACCCACCACCCGGAAGCGGTTCGTTCTGGTTGCCCGGTGCGATGGCAAACCGATTGTGTGGCCAGAACGAACCCACGCGCCCCGGGATAGTGAGGAAGTGAAGTCCGGAAAACTGAAGCCGTGGCGGTCTGCAGCAGAGATCATCGATTGGACGCTACCCGGATATTCCATCTTTGCCACTCGCAAAGAGATCTGGGACACATACGGTGTCCGGGCGCAGCGACCCTTGAGACCCAACACCCTGCGCCGCATCATCCGTGGTGTTGATAAATTCACAATCAAAAGTGGTAATCCGTTCATTGTCCCCACCGGGTATGGTGAACGGAAAGGACAGGCTCCCAGAGTGCAAGACCTTGCTGATCCTCTGGGCACTGTGGTGGCGAAGGATAAGTTTACGGTGTGTCAGCCGGTAGCTACCCCATTTGTTGCACAGCAGAAATTCAGCAATCCGGCACAGGATATCTCCAATCCGCTGTCAACTATAACATCTGTCGGTGCACACCAGGTGGTAGAGCCACTGCTGGCGCCCGCTACCTTCAGCAACACCGGCGGCAGCGTGGGCGACAGTGTCGCAGGTCCGGTACATACCATCCGCACCGCAGGTGGCCAGGTGCTTGCCTCTGCAAACCTTATGAGCATCGGGCAGACCGGCGGCGGTGATCGAATCCGTGATATGCGTGAGCCGGTACCCACCACAGTATCCAAGCAGGAGTGCTGTGCGGTAGCAGCTAATCTGATCCAGTACCACACGGAGCAGTCCGAAAAGGTCCGTGGCCAAAGTGTGGAAGATCCCGTTATGACGGTGGATGGTTCAAACCGGTACGGCCTTGCTAGCTGTAACCTTGTGGAGTACTACGGCAATGGCAATCCTATCGATGTGACAGACCCTCTGCACACCGTTACCGCCCACGACCGGGAAGGTGTGGTATCTGCCCACATTCAAAAGTTCTTCGGCGGTGTAGTCGGTGAGGATGCCAGAGAGCCGCTTCCCACCGTTACCACGGTTGATCACAACGCACTGGCAGCTGTCCATGTGGAGAAATACTTTGCTGGTGGATATAAAGGCTGCGGCGATTCTGCCGCCTCTCCGCTGTCTACCGTCACGGTAGAACCCCGCCACGGTGCCTGCGCTGCTCATGTGGTGGAATTCAAAGGACAGGACATTGGCCAATCTGTAGACAAGCCCCTGCGGACCATTACCGCCAGCTGGGGCGAATTTGCAGAATGCCGGGCAGTGCTGACGAAGGCCCCCGGGTGGGATCTCGGTAACTGGCCGCAAATCCGTGAACTTCTGAACGAGTACTGCGGCTATAACCTGGCAGACGATGAAGTGATTCTGCTGATCATCCGGGGTACTGCCTATTACATCAGCGATATTACCCTACGGATGCTGACACCCAGGGAGCTGTATAAGGCGATGGGCTTCCCGGAGGACTACATTATTGAACGCGACTATGCGGGCAATGTTTACCCCAAAGATAAGCAGGTGGCCCGGTGCGGCAATGCTGTCTGTCCGCCCTTGGCTGAGGCTATGGTCCGTGCTAATCTGCCGGAATGGTGCGGCACAAAAATAATCACGATGGCAGCGCTCAACCGAGCTGTGGCTGTGTAGGAGGTAAAAGGATGAACAAGATCCCCTATGAAGCCCGGAAAGAGATATACCAAAATGCGCTTTCTAAGTTCGGCCTTCTTTCGCAGATGGTGGTAGCCCTGGAGGAACTCAGCGAATGCCAAAAGGAAATCTGCAAGTGTATGCGGGGAATCGCAGATCTTGACCACCTGGCGGAAGAGATCGCTGACGCAACGATCATGTTGGAGCAGATGCGTTTGGCTCTGGATCTGAACGACGCCGTAAGCCAGAAGATGGATGAGAAGGTTCTGCGGCTACAGGAAAAGATTGCAAGGGCTGGCGAAAATGGAAAAAGAACCGCCCCAAATGGGAGGGCCGAATATGCCTGAATTGAAACCGTGTCCGTTTTGTGGCGGCGAAGCGGCGGTGGGAGATGTGATGACATTCCTCAAAGATGGAAAATCGATAAAATGTACAAAGTGTCACGCACGGACGATGTATATTCTTATCGATAATCCGAAGGTAAACCATTTCGATGGAACGGTTGACGAAAGCACCCGATACACAGCGGAACAGGCAGAACTAAAGGCAGCAGAACTTTGGAACAGGAGGGCAGAAGATGGCTAGTAGCGATCTGCAGGAGAAAACCTACAGAAAGACTTGTCCGTTCTGCCAGCGAGAGCATGAGCAGGCTTTGTGGCTGAACATCATGTGCGCTTGCGGTGCGAAGTATTACTATCCGCAAAAGACTTGGCTTAACCGGGCTACCGGGGAAAGGGTGGTTGAAGATGGCACTGAAAATCATTGAGATTCACCCGGAGTTCCGGGCAAATGTGGAAGCCAACAATGGCTATTGCCCCTGTGCGATCTGGCAGACACCTGACACCAAGTGTATGTGCAAGGACTTCCGGGAGCAGAAAGAACCGGGCGAGTGCTATTGTGGAAGATTTGAGAAAGTGATGGCAAAAGATGGCTAGGCAAACCAACAAAGAGAGCGGCAAAATCCGAGTAATAACGATTTACCGTGAATTGATGAATAAGAAAAAGCTTACAACAAAACAAATTATAAGACTATTGGAAAGACGCTATGGTGTTACCTATGATAGGAAAACCATTTATGACGATATTGCAGCTATAAACAGGGTTGTGCCGATAAAGACAATCCGGGGAAGATATGGCGGCTACATTTATTGGGATGTGTTAGGGGAGGTAGAAGATGGCTGAAAAGCGGCTGATTGATGCCAATGATTTGTGGAAGAAAACCTTTTGCTGCGATGAAGTGGCAGGAGTGCGGGAGTTTATCGAGAAAGCCCCCACCGTGGATGCCGTGGAAGTGGTGCGGTGTAAGGATTGCAAGAATTGGAAGAGATTGGATCATTTGGGATGTACCGATTTTGTTAAGGTGTGTATGCTTTCCAATTACATGGTCGGCGCAACCGGGTTCTGTGTCTACGGAGAAAGGAGAACCAATGAAATGCCCACATTGCAAAGGGAATGACACCATGGTTGTAGACTCCAGGATCAGGAACGGCATCGTAAAAAGACGGCGGATGTGCATGTCGTGCAAACAGCGTTTTAACACTCTGGAGATACCTGAAGAGGAGCTGAGTGTGCTGAGAGAAGCCAGGATAAAATCTCCATGGACAGCTGACAAATGCGTACATCTCGCGCGTGAATAGTTAGTGGCGCGCGCTTACGTACCACTCTGGAAATATTTCCAACCAGTGCTTGTTAATCTAAAAAAATTGCAAATTGCGGTTTGAAACAGGAGGTATGATTATGGCCAACGCATACTTGGAAAAGCAAAAACAAATGCAGCAGTACTACTTTGAAACCGGTGAAGCGGTGGGCTTTCAACGGTGTTTAGACTACATGCAAACGCTCTTACGCAACCCCAAATATGTTGGCAAAGATATCTTTGGAAGGAAGCGTTGGGAGCTCCTGTATGAGGGCCTTAAGGACTGTGACAAGCAGTTTGGTGAGGCCTTCACCATGGGTGTTGAAGCTGATTATTGCCAGGAAAAACTGGACGCAAATATCCGTGAGATCTTCGGTGATGATACCCTGCCATTTGCAGAAAGATACCCGAGCTTCAAGCAGTGCAGCTACTCAAAACCGAGGAAAGGATGGGTGTGATGGATATCTTAGCTCCGTTGATTACAGAAATATTTTTCTTCGTGATGGTGGCGTTTGTTATCCTTGCCGCTACCGTACTTGCTCTTGTATTTGGCTTCATCATTTACTGTGAGGTCAAGGGGCTCCATGGTAAACCCGAAGGCAAGAACGAACAGGAAGATCCCTGCGATACCTGTGTGCGGTGGAGTGAGTGTAACGGCGTGGATAAGGAATGCCCTAGACGATAAAAAAAGCTCCACCAGGAGGCTGAAACCTGGTGGAGCTAAAGGCATATTGGCGATTAAGACCTTCCGTATTATTCTAAACCAAAATGGGAGGATTGTCAAATGGACGCACCTAATCAGCAAAACGACAAGCCCACTGCAAGGCCCAGCCCCTGCAATACCTGCAAATGTGTAGCGTATCCACGGCGCTGCGAAAATAAAGAGTGCCAGGCGTGGAGAGAGTGGTGGATAGAACGCTGGGAGCAGATCCGGTCCTGCGCGCAGGCACGGCTGAATATGGCTCCCACGGAAACTCCTGCGCGTGACAAATTTCAGTACGACACTCCGGATCATATTCGCAGATATCTGCAGGAGAAACCTTGCGAGAAGTGCCAGGTACCGAAGGATTTGTGTCACGGGGTATGTAGGAGCCTTCGCCGGTGGGAAGAATATCGAAAGGAGATCGACTGGTGGACCTAAGGCCTTTAGCGAAAAAAAAGCTAGTGCGGTATGAAGCCATGAAAACCGCGCTAGAATGCATTCCGGCTGAAATCAGGCGGCTGGAATATGAAGCAAAGCGAATTCGAGCGAGCAGCGCCATTGAGGTTCCAAACAAAGACAAGCTGCTCTTTGAAAATGTCCGTCTGAGAACTGATCTGGAGCAATGTCTGATTGTCGCGAAGGAGTGTGTTGAAACGACGGACATTGCCCTTGATGCCCTTGATGCGCAGGACAAGCTGTTACTGGCAGAAATGTTTATGCGGTTCACCCGGGGCACCGCAGACCGCATGTGTGAAGTGCTTGATGTAACGGAGGCTGCTGTATATCGGCGCCGGAATAAGGCACTGAACAGGTTTACGCTTCAAGTCTATGGGTGTCTTGATACGGCAGAAATACCTTGCGCAGAAGAAGATCTTACTGATAATTCCCAGAATGTTGATGAGGAGGATGACGATGAAGACTATTGAGGTAACTGAGAAGCTTAAGCATCTGTTGAAAGAAATCCCGCTTTCTGCAGATGAAGAGTTTTGGCAGAAGGTACAGGACAGCCGCGTTCACATGGCCCTTCGCAGCGCGATTGACCTTATCGAGGAACAGAGCAAAGAATTGGATGCGAAAGAGGCTACCCTTGCAGTGCTCTCGGCACAGGTTGCTGCCCTTTCCCGCAAGTGTATTTATGACTGCCCGTATCGTAGTGGCGATCCCGGAGGGGTAACGATTATCGACTTCAAGTGAAACTGTTGGCGCCTTTCAAGCATGCTACTTAAGCTTTACAGATAGATAGTAAAGCGATATGAAATTATCATGGTCATGTGGTACTATCTACCGTGAGGGAAAGTATTGTTTGGGGAATCGTGCTGCTCTCTGCCTGGTACATAATTTCCAGGGGCATCTTCTTTACGGGTTTTCAGGTACATCCGGAAAAGTCAACCAGGAGCCGGACTCTCCTGGTTGACTTGTTTTTTACAAGAAAGGAAGTAATACTGATGAGCCAGATTGAATGGAAATCGGTTTCTATCAAAGAATTGAGCACATATGCTGCTGTGCGCCTTTCCTTGGAAATAATTCCCGAATTGATAGTGCGGCAGAATATGGCTATTAACCGCATTCGAACCAGTGACCCATCGAAGGTGTCCGGAGTTGGTGGCGGCAACAACGATGCTCTGCTCTCTGCCATTGTATATCGGGATGAATTGGAAATGCGGCTGAAGGAAGCAAGAAAGACCGTTGGTGCTATTGATAAAGCATTGGGTGCTTTGACAGATGAAGAATACATGCTTCTGGACATTTTGTTCATTCACCCCAGGAAGAAAGGTGTCGATCTGATCTGCGAAGAATTGTGCATCGAGCGTTCCGCGGTCTACGAGCGGAGGAACAAGGCACTGGAGAAGTTCGCCACCGCTATGTATGGCTGCTCATAACCGGCCGGAAAAAAACCGGATGATTTTACCGGTTTCCTGTGGTATGATGATATAAAGAAAAAATGTAAGAGGCTGGATATATCTCAATATCCCTAACTTAGTGACATTGGGATATATCTGGTCTCTTATTTTTTGATTGTTTTTCTTGCCATAGCTTTACCTTTATACCTGGATAGCCAGGGCCCTGCGGTGATTTTTTGCGTTCTTTTTGCACCGCAGGGTTTTTTATACGGAACGGTAAGCATAACAGGTACTGCAGCGGATTGCTAATCCGTTCACCGATGGATTTCGGTGTGCTGGTTCAAGCCCAGCTCGTTCCGCCAACGAAAGCCCTTGCGTAGTAGGGACCTGAAAAAGCGGTACCCGGCACTGTAAGCCGGGAATGTTTATGAGAGAGGTGGTGGTGAGTGGCCAATGAACAAAACATTATTCCTTACCAGTTTACAAGTGAACAAAACCGGGAGGAAGCCGCGAGGAATGGTGCAAAAGGCGGTGTTGCATCTGGTGCTGCTCGCCGTCGAAAAAGAAGCCTAAAAGAGGCGGCTGACTTGTTTCTTTCCCTTCCTGTGAATGATAACAGGATCTACAACATGATGGTAATGGCTGGAGTTGATGCAGAAGACATTGACTATCAGATGGCAGTAGTCGTTGGAATGACCTCCAAAGCTATATCAGGGGATGCTAAGGCCGCAAAAATTCTGTTAGAGATGCTTGGTGAGAATACGAAAGAAGATCCTGTGGAAGATCACCTGATAAGGGCCAAGGAACTATTGGGAGGAATCGATGGGGTTATCGAATAAGCAGCAGGCATACTTGCAGAATTGTAATCACCGTTGGAATATCAAGGTTGGTGCCACTGGCAGTGGAAAGAGCTGGCTTGATTATGCAGTTGTAATCCCTAAGCGAATTATGGCTTTACGCGGTCAGGGTGCGGCTGTGCTGCTCGGAAATACGCAGGGCACATTATCCCGGAACATTCTGGATCCCATGCGTGAGATTTGGGGAGAACTCCTTGTTGGCACGATCAGCAGCGACAATACCGCTCAGTTGTTTGGTCGGAAAGTTCATATCCTTGGCGCTGATAATAAAAAGCATGTTGCCAGGATCCAGGGCATGACTATTGAATATGCCTACGGCGACGAAATGACAACCTGGAACGAGGCGGTTTTCCAGATGTTGAAAAGTCGCTTGCGTTGCGACCACAGTTTTTTCGACGGCACCGCCAACCCGGAAAACCCTCAACACTTTTTGAAGAAGTTCATAGACAGCGATGCTGATGTGTTCTGCCAGACCTCCACGATTGACGATAATCCGTATCTGTCACCGGAATTCGTTGCAGAATTAAAAAAGGAATATGCAGGAACGGTATATTACAATCGGTTCATTCTTGGTCAGTGGGCTGCTGCTGAAGGTGTAATTTATAGACAGTTTGCTGATTCTATTGCTGCAAAAGATAACCGCTTCTTGTGGCCTGTGGATAAAGAGTTGCGGGCTTGGCGTGTGTATATCGGTGTGGACTTTGGCGGGAATGGATCTAAGCACAGTTTTGTGGCAGCTGCAGTACTCCCCGGTTTCTCCGGTGTCGTTGCACTTACTTCACAGCGCATAGAGCCATACGGAACAGATGCAGACTACCTGGGCAATGCATTTATGTTATTTGCAGAAACAGTCTTTGCCCGGTATGGTGAGATCCATGCGGTATTCTGTGATAGTGCAGAACAGGTATTGATACAACACATCCGATCTACAGCAAGACGCTCACGGTTATCTTGGTTGGCTGACCGCATACATAACTCCAAGAAAATCGAAATCAATGACCGAATCCGGCTCACGTCTATTCTTATGGGCGGTGGCCGGTTCTTCTATATGTCTGAGGCGGACACTTTGAAAGAGGCGCTTTGCGCTGCATTGTGGAGTGATAAGCGGGCTGGTAAGGATCTCCGGCTCGACGATGGCACTACGGACATTGATACTTTGGACGCATTTGAGTACATTATCGAACGCGATTACCATTCCTATTTGAAGAGAGGCGCATAAATGAACATCACAAAGTTTGTGAATTTTCTCAACAAATCCAAGAAGCTGAACATTGATGCTTCTTATTACAGTCACATAGACAACTGGAAATACTGGTGGCAGGGCTATGTGGAGAGCATCCACAAAGTAAAGGAAGTTTCTGCCGATGGTTCTGTTGTAGGCCGCAGGCTTGCTAGCTTACGAATGCCGAAACACGCCTGTGAAGACTGGGCGACACTCCTCTTGAACGATAAAACCCGGGCAGTGATCAAGGATAACGGTAGCGCAGAATGGCTGCTCGGAAGCGATGACCAGACCGGAGGTATTCTCCGCAGTATTGACTTTTGGACGAAGGCTAACGAGCTGGTGGAAAAAACATTCCGTTCCGGTACCGGTGCTTTTGTCATGTCTGTGGAGGGTATGGTCGCAGATAAAAAGCAAGGCGCTGTGCAAATCAGCCCTGATGCAAAGCTTTTTCTGGACTATCTTCCTGCAGAGTGCATTCTGCCAATCACAGTCCGCCACGGTATTGTAGTTGACTGTGCATTTGCCAGTGAGGTCTATGTTGATGGCAAATCCTGCGTGTACTTGCAGACCCACAAACGCGGCAAAGATGGCTATGTCATTACCAATGAGTATTTTACCAGCGAAAACAGTGATTCTGAAAATGCGGCATATAAAGAGGCGGTTTTGCCTAAAGGAATGGTTGCATCCTTCAGCACGGGCAGCGCTATTCCGTGGTTTGCTTTGATGTCTCCCGCGGAATGCAAAAACATTGCCGGTGGCCCCGGCTTGGGCATGGCGGTATTCTCCGAAGCGGTCGACGCGGCCAGATTGGTCGACCTCGCCTTCGATAACTACATTCAGGATCTTTACCTTGGAGGTAAAAAGGTCTTCTACAATAAGCGCATCACCAAGAGCTACATTGACAGCGAAGGCAATGAGCGTTATATCACTCCAGATGCTGTTAGACAGCAGCAGTTCTTTATGCTACCTGGTGACGATAATCCGGATGCCACCGCGCAGTGGCATGAATATAATCCGGATTTGCGTGTGGAAGACAACAGCAGAGCTGTACAAGATGCTCTGGATTATTTCAGTTTCAAGTGCGGACTGGGCACCCATCATTATCAGTTCCAGGCAGGCAATATCACTACTGCCACCCAGTACACCGGTGACCGTCAGGATATGGTGCAGCATGCAAACCGCCATCAGATCAATATTGAATCCGCATTGATTCAGATCTTCCGGGCATTGCTTTGGGCAGGCAAAAACATTATTGGTGCACAGGTGGATCCGGACACTGATATTCGCATCTCTTTTGATGATAGCTATGTGATCGATACCGAAAGCCGTCTTGCCAATATGAAGGATGATGCTGTGCACCATTTTATCCCCAAGTACAAGTACTTGATGGAACGGTATGGATATGACGAAGAGACTGCAAAGCAGTTGGTTGCAGAAGCTGATGCAGAAAACCGCAACAACGAACTGCTTGTTTTTGGTGGTGAGGAATAATGCTTTCACCTGAATACCTTGCCCAACTACCAGAACCGCTTATAAAGCTTTGGCAGTTGGTCGAGGATGATATCCTCCGGGATATTGGACGCAGGATCCGCAAGATAGATAAGCTTACGGACACTGCCGCATACCAAGTATTCCGCTTGGAGCAAACCAAGCTTCTCCATACTGATATTGTCAAGCTGATTGCAAAGTACAGCGGCAAGAGCGAGACTGCCATACGGAAAATGCTGTCCGATGCGGCTGTTGAAACACTCCGTTCTGAAGATGCTATTCATGCGGCGGCCGGAGTTATTTTGCCGCCTATCAATGAAAGTGAAAACCTAAAGAACCTCCTTAATGCTGGATACCGGCAGACCATAGGCACATGGAAAAACCTTACTGCCACGACTGCAAACACTGTTACCCGGCAGTTTGAGGACGCTCTTGACCGTGCTTGGCTGCAGATATCCTCCGGTGCCTTTAGTTATCAAACTGCTGTAAAAAGCGCTGTAGATGACCTGGCACAGCATTTGGACGGCGTTACATATCCTTCAGGGCATCATGATACTTTGGAAGTTGCTGTTCGCCGTGCTACCCTCACTGGTGTCAATCAAACCTGTGGAAGACTGCAATGGGAGCGCCGGGAACAGGCCGGTTGCGAATTCGTTGAAGTTACAGCGCACACCGGTGCACGAGATACCGGAACCGGACCTGCCAATCATGCAAAATGGCAAGGTAAAGTATACCACATTGGTGGTGCCATTTGGTATGAGGGAGTTTATTACGAGGATTTTGTCACTGCTACCGGATACGGTACCGGTGATGGTCTTTGTGGTTGGAACTGTCGGCACAATTTCTGCTCTTTCTGGCCCGGCATATCTATCCGTGTTTATACCGATGAACAGCTGGCAAAAATGTCCGCAAAAGACATCGAGTATAACGGCAATATGTATTCTCGGTATGAGATCAACCAAATGCAGCGGGAACGCGAGCGTAATGTCCGGAAGTGGAAAAAGACTTGGATGATTGAAAAAGAGGCTGGTCTTGATACCACCACTTCTGCAATTTATTTGAAGAATGCCCGGAAGAACCTAAGAGACTTTGCAAGAACAACCGGCGGCCGTGTAGATAGCTCTCGGTTGTCCACATGGAATACCTCCAAGTTGCCCGGCAAGCGGTTTGGTCATAGTGAGGCTACCTCTGCTAACTGGGATGTCCGGAAGGCAGAAAAAGCCGGAATTGACACTTCCGCTTATCGGGACTATAATGGTAGAAACGATCCTGAGCAACACGCAAGATACCGTACTGTTCTGGGCGATAAAGTTCCAGAATCTTTGGCAGAATTCCAACAGATGAAGCGTGAAAACGTTCCTGCGTGGGATACCTTGAAGAAGGAGTACCGTGTTGTTAACCAGTACAAGGTTGATTCCGGTGAATTCACCGTTGATGAGATCTTGGAGATGGATAATCAGCTGATCACAGAAAAACGGCAGAATTTCAAAAGCAAGTACAAGCGATCCGGAAATATTGCCGGTGCTTATGTGGATCAGGACTATTATTTGGCTCACAGTAAGATTGAAGGTCCTGACGATGCCAGTGGGTACAGAGGCGACAGCAGGCTCGTTACTCTGCGTAAGGACCGCACATTCCAGTACATAGATGTTGCAAAGTCGGATGGGAATCTCCGCACCGATACATTCCAAGACACAGAAGCAAAACTGTTTGAGGAATTTGCTGCTTTGTATGAAAGAAAGCCGTTCAAAACTATCACTATGATTTCCGAACGCGGCATGTGCGACAGCTGCAAGGGGGTTATGGAGCAGTTCAAGGCTCTATTCCCTGATGTTATTGTCCGCGTTATTTCCCACAAGAAAGTGGAGGGCGATGTTTGGAAATACAGGAGGCGCAAGAAATGATCCTGAAACAGGAAGATACCTATATGGCGTGGAGAGCTGATGAATATGCGCGTCTTGAAAGGCTCAACCCTAAAAGTGGCGCACAGGTTCAGGATCTCAGTCTGCACGACACTGACGAATCAAAGCTCACTGAACGAGAACGCCTTATTATGATCTTGACCGCCATTGCTTACGAGGTCGATCATAATATGTTGACTGAGGAACTCAGCGACGAACTGTATTTTTATTACCAGGATCTGCTGACCGGCAAGCTTGACGGGATTCTCGGTGATAACGAGAAAGCCGCAGTCACTGCGGACATTGAAAAATACTATGCTGCCGTGTTTTGATATTCCTCTCCAGCGAATGACTGGCAAATAGCCGGCAAGTTAATACTGTTGATGAAAGCAACTATTCGGTTTTTCCGGACAGTTGCTTTTTTCATACCCAATTTGGTCTACTCACGGACCTAACAAAGTGAGACGGTGGGTCATGGCGACGACCTAAAAAGCCTAGCCGGGAAAGGGAACATATGAAAACAGACTTTTTGCAGACCCTGAAAGTAAACGGCCAGCCGTTGCCTAAGGATGTCATTGATGCCATTATGGCGGAAAATGGCAGAGACATTGAGGCAGCAAAGAAGCCCTATTTGGACTACGATACCATCAAGCAACAGCTGAAGGACGCACAGACTACACTCCAGGGCATTCAGGATAAGGGCACCGACCTGGAAGCCGCTCAGCGGAAGGCCCAGGAGTGGGAACAGAAGTACAACCAGGCTATTTCTGATCATCAGAAGGAGCTTGCTGACCGTGACTTCCGTCAGTTGCTGGAAGGCGCTATTACCGGCGCCAAAGGTAAGAATGTCAAGGCCATTACGGCTCTTCTGGACGTGGAAGCTTTGAAGGGAAGCAAAAATCAGGAAGCAGACATCAAGACCGCACTTGAGGCCTTGATGAAGTCTGACCCTTGGGCATTCGGCGATACTGCCGGCGTAGGCGCAGCGGGAGCAGGCGGGATGACCGTACAGACCGGCGGCGAACACGGTGCCGGCGGAAACGGTGACGGCGATGATGGGGTTATCGCCCACTTTAGAGACTTAAACCCCGATCTCAAAATCTAACTATAAAGGAGAATTTATTTTATGGCACATGAACAGCAGGTAAGATATTCCAGCCTTGTTGATGCAAAACTGCGTCACACGCTGGTCAAGAAGGATGGCGTTTTCTGGAACACCCGTTACGAAGGTTCCCCCAAGGCAGGTAGCGTCAAGATTCCTGTCCGCGACACTGAGGTGAGCATCCAGGAATACGACAAGGCAAACGGCGTTGCCGGTACCAACGGCTCCACCTCCTATATCACGATGAACATCAATAAGGACTACGCCGTGAACGAGATCATCGACGGTTACGACGCCGCTTCTGTTCCCGACAACCTGGTTGCTGATCGTCTGGATTCTGCCGGTTACTCTATGGCCCTGCAGGAGGAAATGGATGGTACCACCTGTCTGGAGAGCTCTGCCACTACGTTTGGCAACACTGATGCGGCAACCCCCGAGACCGTCTACGGTATGATCGTGGATGTCCGCAAGGCTCTCACCAAGGCAAAGGTCCCCAACGATAACAAGCGCTGGCTGGACTGCAGCCCCGACTTCTACGCTCTGGTGCTGAAGAGCCCCGAGTTCATCAAGGCTTCCGCTCTGGGTGATGCAGTTGTACAGACCGGTGCCCTGGGCCGCATTGCCGGTTTCCTGGTCTTCGAGGATGCAACCCTGAGCGAAACCACCGATTTTATCGCCGGTCACCCCGACTGGTGCCACCACGTCAATGAGTGGGCCGTCCCCGTGAAGGTTCAGGACCTGTCCGGTTCCGGCAAGTACATCGGTGCTTCCGCAGTCCAGGGTCGTAATGTCTACGGCCACAAGGTTTCCAAGAGCGCTGCCGTTCTGATCAAGAAGAACGCAGCAGGCTGATAAGGAGCGTGACCGCCCATGGTAGAAGCAAAGGCTCCTTACTGCAGTTTTGATAGCTACTCTAATGGACCATTCACCAACAGCATTCCTGCTGTGGAATATGACCGCTGGGCGACAAAAGCTACATTTCTCATCGACAATCTCACACATGGCAGGGCTTCTGCACGCGCAGAGGCCCTTTCTAGTGAGTTGGCTTATGCCTGCGGTCAGATTGCTGAGGTCTTAAAGCAGAGCCATTCTGCAAAGATTGCGGCTGCTAGCGGCCTTGCAGGAGCCTCTAACGATGGTTATTCGGAAACATATTTCACTTCCGGAGATGTTACGAGAACCACCAATAGAATTTGCTATGCCATTCTGGAAGAGGCACTTGGCACAGATCCTTACGGCCTGCTTTATGCGGGGGTGATCTGATGCTGGATGCCGTCAAGTCAGTTACCATCACATGCAGATGGTACGATGGCACTGCTGATACTGATCAGGAGATATCGTTTGCTCTTGACGGAGTAAGCGTGCATATTGATCATTCTGCTTCGCCGTCAACTGGCGGTGTCACTGCATCGAGTTTAGCGAAGGTCCGCATTCCATACCGTGATGGGTATCTTCCTGAAGACCAATGGATTGAACGGCAGACATCCGAACACGGGGATAAAAAAATCTGGACATTGCGAATCGGTGACACGGTGCTTGTTGACGGAGAGCAGAAAACTATCATGTGTTGGCGTGATAACACAAACCGGAGGTTTGAGCCGCACTGGTATCTGGAGGCGCGCTGATGTTCCACGTTTCTATTGATCTGACAGGCCTTGATACTGCTTTGGAACCGTTAAATCCGGGCGGTGAGGTGCAAATCTGGTTCGATAATGAATTCATAAAGCATTGCGAGCCTTATGTGCCTCGTGATACCGGTATGTTGGCAGACAGTGCATGGCTGTCCACCAATATTGGTTCCGGGCAAATCGTTTACAACACGCCGTATGCCAAGAAGGTGTACACGTCTTCGGAGCTGAATTTTCAGGGCGCTCCTATGCGTGGCGCCTTCTGGGCAAAACGTATGTGGGAGGCTCGCGGGGATGAAATCACAGCAGGTGCAGCAAAGCTTGCAGGAGGTAGAAAAGGATGAACATAATCGAAGCCACGCGAGCATGGCTGCGTAGCAGTGATCTGATTGATAAGGACAACAAATTCAATGCCGGTTATCTTGGCGTATCTGCCACAGAATTCAGCATTACAAGCAGCGGTGAGAGCCACAGAACGGATATTCTTGGCAACGACATCTGCTCTTGCAGTTTGATTTTCTCTGCCCGGATGCCCTACGGTGCCGCCATAAAGGAGAATATTTCCGCCGCGGATTTCTTCTCCCAGTTGTCTGCGTGGATCCGGAGGCAAAACCGCTCCCACAATTACCCCGATGTTGCCGGCTACGAAGTGACGGAAATCGCACCTTCCAACGCAGGCATCATTATTCAGGCGGATGCCAATACCGCCAAATATCAAATTCAAATCAAAATCGACCTTGAGGAGGTTAGAAGTTAATGGCTGATAATTACACCAACATCAATCTTGCGGAAAACCGGAAGGCCGACCGTAAGCTTGAAATGCATTTTGTAAACATGGGCACCGATGAGGCACCTGACTGGGAGATCCTCGGTTATGGTGTGGAAGATGCCACCATGTCTTTCAACCACGATGTTTCCACCGTCGTGGATATCCTGGGTATTTCCCATACTGAAGTATCCGCAGCAAAGCCGCAGCTGGACCTGGATCCCATGAACATCCGTGGTGGCCAGAAGCTGTCCGCAAAGCTGCTGGACATCGAACGCCGGAACGCTGTCTCCGAGCTGAGTGAGTTCGAGGTGCTGAATGTTCATGCATATCTGGGTGATGATTCTGCATTCCTGGCTGAAAAGCATGCGAACTGCACCATCGTTCCCCAGAGTCTGGGTGGCTCCAGCTATGTGGGTATGCCCCTGAACGTCCATCTGTCCAACGATAAGGTACTGGGTACCGCTACCATCAATGATGGCAAAGCTACCTTTACCCCCACCGAGTAAGGAGGCGTAATCTATGGCGCTCAAAATTGATCTTGGTTTACGGACCTATGAGATCTGCGATGCCGACGAAAATGTGATCGGTGTTATTCGTTTCAATCCTGCCGATATGGGCTTTGTCTCCAGATGGAAAGAGTTCCAGGACTGCGCTGAGGCTCTGGAACATAATCCGCCCAAAAACCCGGACGACCTTGCGAAAAAGGACGTACAGATGAAAGCTCTGCTCGACAAGACCTTCGCGGCTCCTGTTTCCGAAGTTCTGTTCCAGGGTCTGTCCTGCTTCGCTCTGTGCGTAGATGGTCGCTTTGTACTGGAGAATGTGCTGGAAGCGCTGGTCCCGGAAATCAAGGAGGCTATTTCTGCTGCCCAGAAAGAAAGTGAGAAACGCATGGGTAAGCATATTGCAGCCTATGAAGGCAGCACTGCCGGTTTGGCTCCCGGTCAGTCTGTGGATTAATGAGCGCGTGGAATCTTCCTACTTCTGTAATGGTCTGCGGACAGCGTTTTGCTGTCCGCAGTGACTTTCGCGCTGTTCTGGATGCCCTTTGTGCCCTGAACGATAAGAGCCTGTCGGAACAGGAACGATACGAAAGCTTTATCCGGATTATTTATCCAAAGTGGAAACAGCTGCCAGATATGTCTGCAGCAATGCAGGAAGCTTTGATTTTTGTCAATCTGGGCAAGAAAATTCCGGAACATCAGACACCTAAGCCGCAGCTTGTGGACTGGGAAACTGATGTGGAATTGATTGCCCCGGCTGTTGACAAATCTCTTGGATACTCTTGCCGTCGTTGTGAGTACCTGCACTGGTGGGAATTCATCGGTGCATATTACAACATTGGTGACGGTCTGTTTGCACAGGTAATCAGCATCCGGAGTAAGCGAGCCAGAGGAAAGCCCTTGGAGAAATACGAACAGGAATTCGCCAGGGAAAATCCTGATCTGGTTGGCAACAAGAGCAATGCGCTGACTACGGAAGAGGAAGCATTTTTACGAAGTTTGGGGGTGTAAGCTATAGCAGACGGTAGAATTATCATTGATGCCAAAATTGACACTGCTGAAGCTGTCAAGTCTGTTGCAACAATGAAGAAAAAGGCTGCTGAGATATCGGCCACCTTTGAAAAGCAGGGTATGTCTGCCGCCGATGCTATGAAGAAAGCTTGGCAGCAGATCACCGATGATGCGGTCCGCGGATCCACTAAAACAAAGACTTCCATCTCCGGCATAGAAGCAGCCTTTTCCAGTCTTGGAAATACTGTTTCCAGGCTTGGCGGATTGCTCACAAGTGTGCTTGGTCCCATCTCCCTTATTTGGCTTGCCAAAGAGTGCATTGAGCTGGGCAGTTCCGTCAATGAGGTGCAGAATGTTGTGGATACAGCCTTCGGCTCCATGGCTTACAAGATGGAGGCTTTTGCTGACACTGCTATTACCAGCTTTGGTATGAGTGAACTGGCTGCAAAGAAGACCGGCAGCACCCTGATGGCTATGGCCAAGGGTATCGGTATTGCGGAAGGTGCCGCCAGTGATATGGCAATCACGCTTACCGGATTGACCGGTGATGTAGCATCCTTCCGCAATATCTCCCAAGAGGCGGCGGCCAAAAAACTGGAATCTGTATTCACCGGCGAAACAGAGTCCCTGAAAGAACTGGGTGTGGTCATGACCCAGACAAACCTTGAACAGTACGCATTGTCCAAGGGTATCGGTAAAAGCATTTCTGCAATGACACAAGCGGAGCTTGCAACACTCCGCTATCATTTTGTCCTGGATTCGCTGAATCTTGCTTCCGGAGATTTCGTGAAGACACAGGACAGTTGGGCAAATCAGACCCGAATTCTCTCGATGCAGATGCAGGCACTTGGAGCAAACATTGGTCAGATCCTTACCACCGTACTGCTGCCTGCAGTAAAAACGTTGAATGAGATCGTTGCAAACCTTGTCAGCGCCACCAGCATTATTTCTGCGGCAATCAGTTCCATCTTTGGTGTGCAGATTTCCCAGAATAGTCAAATTGCCAGCACTGCAGCTGAAGCAGCAGAGGCTGAAAACAATCTTGCTGCCGGTATCAGTAATGCCGCAAAAGCTGCCAAGAAATCCCTTGCCGGCTTTGATGAACTGAACATTCTCCAAAGCAACACTGGCGGCGGATCCGGTGGGTCCGGTGAAAGCGGTGGTGGCTTTGATATGTCTATGAGCAACGATACCTCCGTCACTCCTGGCAAAGGCCTTGACACCGCGCAGGTGGAAAGGGTTGCCGAGATCATCAAGGAAATTGCAGAATATGTACCTGTTATCGTCGCTACGCTTGGCGGCCTGAAACTTGGTAAATTCCTTGCTGATCTGGCCACTGCAAACATTGAGACAAAAACACTCAAAGACGCCCTTGTGCTGCTGGGCAAGAAAACTATGATTACACTGGAAATCGCAGTTTTGCTTGGCGGTATTGCACTCTTTGGAAAAGGCATTAGCGATGCCTTTAAAGAAGGTGTCGACGGTGTAAATTTTGCTGAGATACTTGGTGGCGGGGTCGTCGGTACAGGCGTAGCAGCACACCTCGGTGCTCAGCTTGCGACTTGGATTACAACTGCATTTGAAGGCAGCGCTGTTTCTAATGCTCTGGCAGCCGTAGCAACGAACTTAGGCGTTGGATCCGCCGCAGCTGCAGGTGCAGCCCTGACGGCAGGCGGATCTGGCATTATTTTAGGCATTCCGACAATGATCGCTGGCATCTACGATTCTCTTGTTAATGAGATTGACTGGCTAAGTGGCGCACTTACTGCCGTTGGCGGTGCCGCAGCCGGCGCAGGAGTTGCAGTCATTCTCACTGCGTTAGGCACTGCAGTTGCCCCTGGTATTGGCACGTTGATAGGTTTGGCGGTTGGTCTTGTTGCCGACCTCATAATTTTAATCGTGCAAAAATGGGACGAAATATGCACCTTTTTTGCTCCGGCAGTGGAGTGGTTTGATGCCAATGTTATCCAGCCGGTTGGGGGATTCTTCTTTGGTCTATGGGACTCTATTCCCCGGTGGGCATCTAATGCTTGGGAAAACATAAAAGAATTCTTCGCCCCTGCTGTCCAATGGTTTTCCGATCTGTTTAACAGTGTTAGCCAGACACTATCAGATAATTTCTACAATATCAGTGTAATTGCAAGCGGCTGTTGGGAGGTCATAAAGGTTGCATGGGGAATCGTCTCCAGCTGGTTTAATGAAAACGTTGTGCAGCCTGTCGCTGGTTTATTCACCACGCTGTGGGATGGCTTTGTGAAAAAAGCACATGCCGCTTGGGAGGGTGTGAAAACCGTTTTCGGCAAAGTGGCATCGTTCTTCAGTGATACTTTCAAGAATGCATGGGCAGGTATTATCAAGGTTTTCTCCGTAGCCGGCGAAATATTCAATGACATCAAAGATGGCATTCTGACGGCGTTCAAGTCCATTGTGAACAGCATTATCAAAGGACTGAACAGTGCTATAGCCGTTCCATTCAACGGAATTAACACAGCTCTGCGAGCGATTAAGAACATCAAAATCCTTGATCTACAGCCGTTTTCCGGTTTGAGAACTATTAGTGTTCCGCAAATTCCTTACCTTGCACAGGGTGCAGTCCTGCCACCCAACAAACCGTTTATGGCAGTTGTTGGCGATCAGAAGAGCGGAGTTAATGTCGAAGCTCCATTGAGCACAATTCAGGAAGCAGTGGCACAGGTAATGGGTGGATATTCCAGCGACATGGTTCAGTGCTTCGAGGCTGTTGTAAACGAATTGCAGAATCTTCTCAATGCCGTTTATGGTATTAGAATCGGGGATGATGTTATTGGCCGCGCAGCTCAGCGCTACCAGAGCCACCGGTTCCTGATGGAAGGAGGATTGTAATTGACTCGTTCTATGGACCCTGTCTTTCAGGTGGATGGAAATCCTCTTCTGGCCCCCGATGCTGATGTAACAATCAATGAAAATGATCTTGATGCGGAAAGCAGCGGCAGAGATGAAAGCGGGTTTTTGCATCGTCGTATTCTTAGGGAATCTGTTCGCACCTGGAGCTTTTCCTATGCGCATCTCAGTGCAGAAGACTATGCCTATATCATTTCTCTTTTCAAGGGAAAACCTACCTTTGCGTTCGCTTTTGCCGAACCCGATGGCACGGTCGCTACCACTACTGCTTATTGCGCGAAGCGCAGCATAATTCTGCGTGACCATGTTTCTGGGGGTTACAAGAACCTGAAATTTAATATTATCGAGTGTTGATAAAGGAGGAAAACCTGTGCGGAATATAAAAACCGGTCATGTTCAGCCCATTGTATGCCTGGACGCCGGGCACTACGGCAAGTACAACCGCAGCCCGGTGGTGAAGGACTACTATGAGTCCGAGATGAACTGGAAGCTGCATAATCTTCTGGCTGCCGAGCTGGAGGGCTACGGTATCGCGGTGGTGAAGACCAGAGCGGACCAGAAGAAAGATCTGGCTCTGAAGGCCCGGGGCAAGGCCTCCAAGGGCTGCGACCTGTTCCTTTCCATCCATTCCAACGCCTGCGACACGGAGAGCGTGGACAGGCCCGTGGGCATCTATTTTGTGGATGATAACTGCGGTGGGATCGATGATCAGAGCAAGATCCTCACCCAGCTGCTGGTTCAGACCGTGCAGGAAGTCATGCAGACCAAGGGCAAGGCCCAGACCTACAGCAAGAAATCCAGCGGCGACCGGGACGGCGACGGCAAGAAGAATGACGACTACTACGGCGTTCTCTTTGGTGCTCATCAGGTGGGCACTGCCGGCGTGATCCTGGAGCATTCCTTCCATACCAATACCCGGGCGGCCAAGTGGCTGCTGGAGGATGAGAATCTGCAGCGCATGGCTCAGGCAGAGGCCGCTGTCCTGGCGGAATACTTCGGTATGACGCAGGATACCGCTGCGGTTCCCGTGGCACCTGCGGAGCCTGAGAAGCCCGTAGAGGCCCCGGAGATCAAGGTGGACTATGCCAAGAGCAAGACGGCCGCCTACGACGCTTCCTACATCGTCCGGGGCACCAGTAAGGGCCTGAACCTGCGCTCCGGTGCTTCCACCAACAAGGCTGTTGTTGAGGTCATGCCCGAGGGCAGCACCTTCCGCTGCTACGGCTACCATACCGGCAGCTGGCTCTATGGCATCAGCGCATCCGGCAAGAAGGGCTTCTGCTCCAAGAGCTACCTGAAGAAAGTGTAAGGAGGATGCAAATGTGGAGGAGATCCTGAAATCTTTTCTCGGCGGTGCCGGCGGCGCAGCGCTAATTGCCGGACTCTTTGGCATTTGGCAATGGTGGCTGAACCGTAACGCCAATAAGGAAGATCAAGCAGTTACGCTGCAGGCTGCCGACTGCAAGGCGCGGGGCGAAGACATTGCCAGGGTAGAGAATCAGGTAAAGGCTCTCTACAAAGCAAACCGGATCCAAATGTATGACCGCATCAAGCACTTGGGCAAGTCCTACATATCCCAGGCAAAGATATCCCCGGAGGATCTGGAAGACATCATTGATATGCACAAGTGCTACCACGACGATCTCGGAGGCAATGGCTTCCTGGACGAAATAATGGAGCAGGTAAAACACCTGCCAATCAAACCATAAGGAGTATCTATGGACTTTTTGAAAAATCTGGCAGACCTTATTCGGGTCAAGACCATTGTAACGATGGTTGTCATCGCAGTCTTTGCTGTACTGGCCTTAAAGGGCAGCATCAGCGCTGATAATGTGATGATCGTGGTTTCCACTGTCATTGCGTTCTACTTCGGTACCCAGCACGAAAAGAAGACCTAACTATCAATTTTTGCAAAATAAAAAAGCGTCTCCCATCATCGGGAGGCGCTTTTTTTTCGTGCCACGGTTATCCTTACAAACGAGGATGTGACAACAACTATTGGTACACCGGAAGGGACTCGAACCCCCAACCCTCGGAACCGGAATCCGATGCTCTATCCATTGAGCCACCGGTGCATCTGCCTCACAGCCTAGCTATTATAGCAAGCTTTCCTTCTTTTGTAAAGAGTCTTTTTCGAAAATGTATCACTTTCCATCGTCTTCCTTCCTGAAAACAGTTGTATTTTCAACGATAATGTGCTATAATCTCCAAAACAACCGCAACAAATATTTGGATATTCCGATATCCCTCAGGAGGTTTTTCCATGGCAGCACAGAGTTTTCGCAGTTCTATCGGTGGCTTCAACCGCGAGGATGTTGTCCGTTATATTGAGTATTTGAACAACCGGCACGCTTCCCAAGTCAGCCAGTTGAAATCTGAGTTGGAAACGCTGCAGTCCGAGCTGAACACAGCGCATACCACTGCCGCCGAAAATCAGGCGCTGACCGCACAGTTGGAAGCTGCCAATGCCAGAATTTCCGAGTTGGAGCAGGAACTGTCTGACGCCAATATGAAGTTGGAACACGCCTGCGAACAACCCCAGACAGAAGCCGAACTGGATGCCTATCGCCGGGCTGAGCGAGTAGAGCGAATTGCCATTGAGCGGGTCACACAGATGTATGATCAGTTCAACGGTACCCTTGCCGATGCTACTCTCAAAACAGAAGAAGCCATCTCTCAGGTCGACCAGCTGTCTGCGTCTGTTACCGAGCAGCTCGCTCTGCTGCAAGCCGCCATTGTCTCCGGCAAGAGCACACTGGAGAATGCAGCCGCCGCCATGTATGCTATGAAGCCTGTCTCTATCGAAGAATAATCCTTTATAACGCGCATACGCTGTATGCGCGTTTTTTACGGAGGTTACTATGGAAGTTCGCTACCCTGCGTATTATTATAATTTTCATTGTCTGGCCAGCAAATGTCCGGACAGTTGCTGCAAGGAATGGGCTGTTGCAGTGGATCCGGAATCTGCTGCGCGTTATCAAGCACTTCCTGGATCGTTGGGTGACGACCTGCGCTCTGTCATGCAGATGGAAGATGGCGACACCATCCTTCGCCTGACTTCCGACGGCAGATGTCCCATGTGGCGTCAGGACGGTCTTTGCCGGATCCAGGCACAGCTTGGTGAGGAAGCCCTTTGCTATACCTGTCGGCAGTTTCCCCGTCTGCGCCATGACTATGGTGATTTTGTAGAACTGGGGCTGGAGCTCTCCTGTCCGGAAGCCGCACGGTTGATCTTTTCCGGCGCAGATTCCCTTTGCAGTACCGCGATTTCTGGCGGTGAATCTCCCGAATACGATGCGGATGCCATGTCTACACTCCTGCGCAGCCGGGCAGAAGTCCTGGCGTTCCTGAAGTGCCGGGATTTTACTGTAGGCCAGGCCCTGGCAGTCATACTGCTTTATAGCTATGCCGTACAGGAAGAATTGGATGGCGGTGAAGTTGCCGTACTCTCCCCTGCAGCACTTCTGAAGGAAGCTGCCGGTTTGGCTTCCAATACTGATATTGGTGCAGTCCTGCGTTTCTATCAGGATCTGGAAATTCTGACGCCCGCCTGGCGCCAAAACTTGCAATCACCCGATCCAATTCCTTGGACCGACGCTATGCGCTCCATTGCCAAATACTTCGTCCTGCGTTATTGGCTGCAAGCTGTGTCTGACTACGATCTGATCGCCAGAGTGAAACTGACAGTCGTCTCCTGCCTGGTAATCAAAACCGTCGGCGGCAACCTTTTGGAAACTGCACAGCGCTATTCGAAAGAAATCGAGAACGACGCGGATAATGTAGATGCCATTTTGGATGGTGCCTATACTTCCCCTGCCTTGGCCGACATCGGTCTTCTGGGCCTTCTGTTGGAGGACGAACGCTTCTGACCGAAAATGCCTTTCATTTTTGATCGTATAATCTTATTTTTATGGATTCATATCCCGACGAAACGAAAGTTTTTCAGAAAAAACTTCAAAAACCCCTTGACTTTTCCCCCGAATATGCTATAATACGAAAGCTGTCTGACAGCGAACCAAATATGGGGGTATAGCTCAGCTGGGAGAGCGCTTGAATGGCATTCAAGAGGTCAGCGGTTCGATCCCGCTTATCTCCACCAGGAAGTCC